TATCAAAATTAAATAATCCAAATTGGAGTGCTAATTTAGCAGAAGCGTGTGAAAATTTGCAAATTCCTGTAAGAGTATCAGGAGATACAAATATCTATGCTAATGTTGAGTTTCTTTCTGATGCAACAGTTGATGAAGAAACATTAACTGCTAAACGAGATGAACTTGCGGCAGAATGGAGTGCTTATAATTATGCTAGAAATAGAAAAGAAGCATACCCTTCAATTGCTGACCAATTAGATATGCAGTACCACGATAAAGTTGATGGTACGACTACTTGGCAAGATGCAATTCAAGCTGTAAAAGACGCAAATCCAAAAGCATAATAGTAAATAACTAAGAAGGAGCAACAAAACAAGTGAAAGACATTAATGAACTTAATATAGAAGTTGAAAGACTTAGAGGCGATATAAAGCTCGTTAAACAATCTATTGAAGTTATAGAAAAGAATCACTTGGTTCACTTAGATAGAAAAGTTAATAAAATTAATAATATTTTATGGACTGTTGGTCTAATGATTTTTGCTCAATTAATTATAACTGTTAAAACTTTAATGGTATAAAAATATGATGTTACCTTATAAATTATTATTTAATATTGGTTCAAAAGCTGTAGGTGGCTTTATGCAACGAAGAAAAGAAAAAAGTGACCGAAAACATCAAGTAGCTTTACAAGAAATGGCTACTGGTAATGAACGAGCTAAAAGAAATGGCTCATTAATTTTAGATTTAGTATTAGGTGCATTTATATTAGCACCTTTAGGTATATTAGCTTATGCTACATTTTATGGTGATATGCAAATGTTACAAAAAGTAGAGTTTTATTTTGATAAATTAAAAGAAATACCTGAAGTATATTTATATTTAATCTTTATAGTAGTTGGGGGAAATTATGGAATATCTGTCACGAATCTATTATCGGGTAAAAAGTTTAAGTAATTTTTGGAATATATACTTAGGCTCTACAATTATAATAGTTTTAATGTTTATATTTTTATTACTTGCAGGTTGTGAGAATATGAAACAATCTATAGGTATAACAACAAATCCTTTTAGTAATAAGTTTGAAGAAAAAACAAAATTAAATTATAAAATAACATTCGGTAAAATTAGACCGAAAGAAGATGATGATGATTAAAAATATTAAAATGGCAATATTGCTATGGATTCAAGGTTGGACAGGACAACTTAATAGTTGGGCTTGGACAAAATGGGATATACTTCATCGTCAAGATTGGGTAAAAGGTTATCATAATTGGAAAAAGAATAATGAAAATATCAGATAAAACTGCTATTTCAATGCCTATGAGAAATCTTATAGGAATTGTAACAGCAGTCTCGGTAGGCGTGTGGGCGTTTTTTGGTATTCAAGAAACTCTTAATAAGCATAGCACGACTTTAGAGTTAATGGAAAAAGACCTACACCAAAATACAGAATTTAGAATCAAATACCCTCGTGGAGAATTAGGACAATCTAGTGGGGAAGCGGAGCTTTTTATGCTTGTGGAGCATATGAGCACACTCGTGGAAGATTTGAATGGAGAAATTAAGGGTATGAGAAATAATGCTGTTAATATAGATTTTTTAAAAGAAAGAGTTAAGAAATTAAGTGAAGACGTAGAAAAATTAATTAGAAATGGAAATGGACTAAAATAATGATGGATAAAATTATCACAATTCTTATCGGAGTTATGTTAGCTGTTTCAGGTTGGGTATTAACTCAAACATTTTCTTTATCTACTAATCAAGCAGTTCAAGTTGATAAAGTAAGTAAATTAGAAAGACACGTTGAAAAGTTACAAGATAAAATAGAATTAATGACAAATAAAGATGAAGAGATTATGGAACAACACAAAAAATTATTTGAGGTTTTAGATAAGGTAGATACTCCAACGGGGTATTCATATAACTAATGATTGAAATAGTTTTTGGATTAATGTTATATCTAAATGGAAATTTAATAGAACATACTTATAAAGATACGTTAAGTGCCTGTCTCAAGTCCAAACGTATAGCTATGAAAGAAATTAATCCTGATAGCGTGGTTTTTAAATGTGAAAAAGTAAAAGCTAAAACTGAAATATATATGGGCGGAAAAAAGATACTTAAAATAATAAAGGAATAATGGATTTAAAAGATAAAATAATTGGTATGGCACTCGTAGCGTTAATTTCGCTTGTCGGGTGGAATCTTCACGAAACTTGGAATATGAAAGAACAAGTTTTTAAACTACAACAAGGACAAGTTGTTTTATCTAAACAGATTAAAAAGAACTCTGCTTTTGTTAAACAAAAACTTAAACAGTTAAAAAAGAAAAAAGATAAAAAGGTTATTAATCAAGAAATAAAGAAGAACAATAAAAAGAAAAAGAAAAAGAAGAAATTACAAGACGAATAATGAATATTATATTGGTTATCACAATTTGTTCTGCACTTGGTTGTTTACCCCCAATGACGCACTCAGATTGGACTTACGAAAATGAAGACCAATGTATGATGAAAGGGTATTACCGAATTGCTGAAGTCGCTGAAACTTATATGAAGACTGTAGGCGTTCAACAATTTAAAGATATGAAAGTTAGAATGATGTATAGTTGTCTAACTGAAGATGCTTGGAAAAAATCAACTGAACCGAAAGGAGAAGAGTCCACGTTTAAACTACCCGTTTAATCTATGCCAAAATTAAAACCTTTAATTTACGCATTTTTCTTCTTTTATTTTATTACTTACTGTAACATAATGAAACTTACAAAAAAGGAGTCTTCTTATGATATTCCGCATATTAAGATTGATAAACCGAATTACAACAAGAATAAGTATGTGGGCGTGGAAAAAAGAGACATATTTAAAATACTATAAACACCGAAATAAAAAAGATGAGTAAAGTACCTAAATATGGGACTAAAGTTATTTACAAACGAACACATAAAGGTACATCAATAGGACGTAGACCGATTACTTCCACAATGAACAAAGATAAAAGGAGACAAGGTGGAGCAAAAAAATACAGAGGTCAAGGACGTTAGAATAGAAAAAATTATAAAAGAATTACCCGAATTATTAGTTAAACACGCATACCAAAAACTAAAATCAGGAGAAGAGCTAACTGCTTCAGAAATGAAAGTATGTTTAGAGGTCTGTAAGACATACAGTTCCGAAAAATTAGGTGCAAAGCCTGATAATATTCTTGAGAAAGTACCTTTTGACACAGATGGATAAACGATTAGAAAATTTTAAGAATTTTTTGTATTTATGTTGGAAGTTTCTAAACTTACCTGAACCAACCCCCATACAATATGATATAGCAGACTATCTACAATCAAAAGAACGTAGATTAGTTATAGAAGCCTTTAGAGGTGTAGGTAAATCTTGGATTACTTCAGCATTTGTTTGTCATCAACTTTTATTAAATCCTCAAAGAAATATACTGGTAGTTTCAGCTTCTAAAAACAGAGCTGATGACTTTAGTACATTTACTCAAAGACTAATAAATGAAATGCCAATATTACAGCATTTAATACCTAGAGACACTCAAAGACATTCTAAAATTAGTTTTGATGTAGCTCCCGCTTTAGCTTCTCACGCACCTAGTGTGAAATCTATGGGAATTACAGGACAGCTTACAGGTTCTCGTGCAGACTTAATTATTGCCGATGACGTAGAGTCAGCTAATAACTCACAGACTCAGTTAATGAGAGATAGATTAAGTGAAACTGTGAAAGAATTTGATGCCATCATTAAACCCGATGTTGGTCGCATCATATTCTTAGGAACACCTCAAACTGAAATGAGTTTATATAACACATTAGAGGAAAGAGGTTTCAAGACAAAAATATGGACAGCTTTATATCCAACTAAAGAACAAACGATTGGATATGGTAGTAAACTGTCTAAAATTATTTCTAATATTACAGGTAAAGAAGGACAACCTACTGACCCTCAAAGATTTGATGATATAGATTTATTAGAGCGTTTGTCTTCATATGGACGTTCAGGTTTTAACTTACAATTTATGTTGGACACTACAATGTCTGACTCCAATAGATACCCTTTAAAGCTCAATGATTTAATTGTAGCTTCAGGTTGTACGACTTGGGATAAAGCTCCTGCTCAAATTCAGTGGGCTTCAGGTACACAGCAGTTAAAGGGTATAGACCCTGAAATACCACATGTAGGTTTAAAGGGAGACTACTATGTCGCTCCTTTACACTTGTCTGATGAATACGCACCCTTTGAAGGGGTCGCTATGTCCATTGACCCTGCGGGTCGTGGAGAGGACAAAACAGCGTATGCGGTGCTTAAAATGCTTCACGGAGTGCTATATTTGACCGATATTGGTGCTTTAGATGGTGGGTACTCAGATTCCACCTTAGAAGAGCTTTCTAGTATTGCTAAAAGAAACAAGGTAAATAACGTGGTTATAGAGTCTAACTTTGGAGATGGTATGGCTACAGCATTATTAAAACCTGTTATGGCTAAGATACACCCTTGTCAAATAGAAGAGGTAAGACACAACATACAAAAAGAGAAAAGAATTATAGATACCCTAGAACCTATTATGAATGGTCATAGGCTAGTGGTAGATGAGAATACGATTAAAGAAGATTTCAAGCTAGAACCTAATCATCAGTTATTTAGACAACTGACTAGGATAACTAGAGATAGAGGTGCGTTAAGACACGATGACCAAATAGATGCTTTAGCTATTGCGGCTAACTATTGGGTGGAGAGAATGGATAGAGACCAAACTCTTTCTTATCAACAACACAAAGATGAACTAATAAATAAGGATTTGGAGAAATTTATGGAACATACAGTGGGTAGACAACCTAAGCGAGAAAACTGGATATAAGGACTAAAGTACCCGTATTAGGGAAAGCAAGGGTTAAAGCTATACTATAGCTATCACTTACTCACTTATCATTTATGGATAGATTATGGCAAAATGTGAAAGATGCAACAAGGAGTGTCACTGTAGTAAGGACGCTAAAGACGCTGGTTGCGTTAATTGTAATTGTCCTAATAACAGGAGCGTATGGTATGTCCAAAGCTCTTCAAACGAACAAGATAGAACTTACGAAAACGAGGTTAATAAATCAAATGGCTAATATATTTAATAATGCAGGGAACATAGAAGTAGGACAAGGATTTGCAGGTGAAACTGGGGAGACTTATGCTAATGATAGAACAGGAGAGTTTAAACCTTTTGTTGTCTTTGATAGTCCTCAAATGGGACTCAGAGCTATCTTTAGAGATTTAAGACATAAGATAAAAAAACACGATGGTGTTCTTTGGAGTATAATAAGTGAATATGCACCACCTAATGAGAACAACACAGAGTTGTACTTTAAACACGCTAAGATGGC